GAACTTGAGGAGTTGTTGGTTGGCATGATTAAGGACAGAGAGGGCGTATTCTCGCACGGTGTACTAGCGACACCGCTTGTCAGGGTGTTAGACATCTTACGCTATACCTTACCTAGAACGTCGCAGATGTTACACAAGAACAGTTTGATTTCAGCGTTGCATGAGGCAGGGTGGGCTAATATCCCTAAATGCCACTCACGCAATAACCCTTCATTAAAGAATCTAATGTGCGCACCTGAATACGCGAAGTCATCTAAGTCAGAGTTAGCAAATCTATGGGCGGAAGTAGAACCTGTACTTGACATAGCGAACGCCACCAAGTCACAATCCGTATTAAAGTTAATCAAGTAGTAGCCTACCCAAGCGCTTGGCTTTAAGAGTATGCCGTACCCAAGCGCTTGGCTTTATCATTTATTTTTATATAAGGATTTTTTTATGTCAAAAACAAAACCAAAACAATCTTCATCGGGCGCAATGAAGTATACAGATTCTTCAGCCTTGACCAAAGCGGCGGGTGTGCTAGGTCATAAAGGTGGCAGTCGTAGTAGCAACCCCAAGACATACGCCGCGCGTATCAATGGCGCGAAGGGCGGGCGGGGCAACCAGTCGTGAGCCTGTCCCCTACCCTGCCTGCGGTGGGCGGGCGTGTGCCTGAGCGAGCGAGCGGGTGGGCGGGTGCGAGCGGGCGGGCGGGCGGGCGCGCACGCACACGGGCGCGCACACACGCGCACGCACACACACGCGCGCGCACGCACGCAGGCGCAGGCGGGCGCGGGCGCACGCGCGCACGCACACGCGCGCACGCGCGCGCGCTTTTAATAGCGCAAAATTTCATGTCACGAAACTGTCACAAATGATTATCCGATTATCGAGATAATAAACCGCGATTATCACCGCGATAATAACCGCGATAACAACCCGTTTTAAAATACCCCGTGATAATCCGCGCATATAATCCCCGTGATAATGTAGCCGCATAATACCCAAAATTAATACCCCTAGATAATGATAATTAATATTATCTATTCTATTATCTATTTTAATATCCATTATATTATCCCCGTTATTAATAACCATAATCATATTATATATTAATTATTCTATTATTGCGCGCCGTGTAATATTAATTATTATTGGCATAATCCCCGCGTAATAATAATTAATACATTATCTCGATTATCTCGAACTTTGCAATTCGCGAAGTTAGACCAGCGCGCGGGTTTGTTGTTTGTCACCTAAATAACAAACGTTTGTTTGTAGGGCGCATTACAGACAAACATGAAGCGCGCGGGCGTCGCGGTCTGGTCGAATATTTGTTACACGGTGCGCCTATCTGTAATCTTTTTTGATACAATTGAGGCGCAGTACATTTTTTTTAAATTTAATTAATTAAGGGAGTTTTCAAGATGGGAAAAATTAAAACGGTTTACGACTATAACTACCGCCTTACGCCTGTTAGCGACTTAATGCTAGGTTCTAAAATCACGGGTGACGCTATCGCGCGCACGGCGGTCGTTAACGCCATACGGTTAAACCTTAAGGCGGACGCGTACGGACACGAACAGCGCAACTATTGGCTACCGCGTTTTCGTTACATCATTAAGGCTATAGATTGGCTAGCGGTCGACCATGAGCGCAAAATGTTAGGGTACTACCTAGCGGAGTGCAAGCAGTACGGCAGTCGCACGGGCGTTAACCGCGCGCTAAGGAAAATTTCTAGCGACGCGGGCGCGGGTAATTTGTTGCACGGTCGCGGGTTTGAAATCATGGAAAAATTATTTCCTTCTTGGGCGTTTTTTTGTTGCGTCGACTGCGACCACGTAGGACATGAGGGCGACAAGCGCACGCGCGACGACGACGAGCCGTTATGCGAGGACTGCGCGACCAATAGTTATTACTACAATCCTGATATCGACCGTTACCAAGAGGACGCCTACGTTTCCTCGTCGTCCATCATTGGGGAGTATCACTCCTCAAAATATAAGGTTAAGCGTATCCCGTCAAAGTACGACGACCGTAAGCCTCGCGTACTCTTAGGGCTTGAATTAGAGATGGAGTGTACTAATAATCGCGAGGACGTCGCGCACGCGTTACGCGCCCGTTTGGGCGATTACACGGCGCACGACGGGCGTTCGTATGACTACGGGTTTTTTGAGCGCGATAACAGCATTTCATGCGGTTTTGAGATGGTTACTTCATGGACGGGTTTAGATGTCCATGAGGAAATGATTAAGCGCGGTTTTGGCGACCATTTGACGGGCGCGAAGTCGCATAATACGACGACCTGCGGTCTACACGTTCACGTTTGTAAGTCGACCATGACGACGCTTCACGCGAGCAAACTAATCTTATTCGTTAACGACGCCCGCAACGCGCCAATGATTACCGCGCTCGCGCGTCGCGATAATGCTAGTTATGCGAAGTTTAGCGATAAGAAAAAAGACTTTAAAACTTGGGCGCGTCCACTAATCGACCAGACCGTGCGCGGTTATCGCGGGGACGCGTTACGCGGGTTAAACCGCGACCGTTACGAGGCGTTGAATTTTCAGGGTGAACATACTATCGAGTTTAGATTGTTTAAAGGCTCGCTAAAGTTTCAAACGATTATGGCTTGCCTAGAGTTTGCTTTTCTGTCATGGCATTTCACTAAGGACGCGGGCGTTACCGATTTGACCGAGCGCGCCTTCTGTTCTTTTATCAGTCGCGACGCATGGTTAAAAGATTCGCGCTACCTGCGCCAATATTTGCACGGCAAAGGTTTTAACGTCGCGTATAAAGCACCCGCGAGCGCATTACCAAAAACAGTAGTTTCGGCAGTTTAATTTTTTATCAATCCATTAATTAAGGAAAATATATTATGTGTTTACTAGTCACCCAAATGCGCGAAAATGCGCCTCTCTCTGACTCATGGTTATCAGACTTCTACGCGTCTAATCAGGACGGCGTAGGCGTCATGTACGCCGAACGTAACGAACTAATCATTAAGAAAATTTTGCCCGTGAGTGCGGCGGATTTTATCGACTTTTACCGCGAAGAAATTCAGGGCAAGCGGTGCGCGTTTCACTTGCGTATGAGGACGCACGGTGCGACCGATTTAATTAATTGTCACCCGTATAAACTGCTGGACAAGGCAACGCACGGGCTTGATATGGCGATTATGCATAACGGCATATTATCGACGGGCAACGCCCGCGACGTTTCCAAATCTGATACTTGGCATTACATTCGCGACATACTGCGCCCGTTATTAAAGGCTAACCCTGATTACGCGTTTACGCGCGGGTTTGCTGACTTAGTGGGCGCTCATATCGGGTTTAGTAATAAGTTTGTGATTATGGACGCGCGCGGTCGTATGGCGCACGTTAACAAATCGGCGGGTGTTTATTATGCGGGTTTGTGGTTATCGAATATCTACGCTTGGAGTGCGCCCGTTGAAGCAAGTAAGAAATTCAATGGCGACCGCGCTTTACAGATAGCGCAGGCAAACGGCGCGCCCGCTATTAAAGGTTATAAATGGACGGGCAAAGGTTCGAAGTGGTCGACGGGCGGTTTTAACGGCGGTTATAACGGTTATTGGACAGACGAGGACGACGAGCGTTACTACTCGGATACTATCGCGACCGCGACCGTTAAAACGCCGTTCAATAAGTACACGCCGTCGTCATACGTTAAACCCGTTAGCGCGCCCGTTGCGCCAGTCGCGGAGTACGACCATATCGCCTACGAAATTGATGGACTCATGGACGATATGGACGACGTGCAACTAGACTATATGTTTACCGAAAATCAGGCTTACGCGTTTGTTAAGGCGTACGGACTAGATACGTTCGGGGATTTGGTCGCTATGGCGCTAAGTGACGAGCAAACGATAGGACTAGTTAACCGCGCCGTTTTGTCACCCGATAGCGTCGCGAGCGAATTAGGTCTGGTTAAACTGAAGTCGTGATAATCAATTTTGATTAAATTTAAACCCGCCATAATCGGCGGGTTTTTTTATGTCTGTAATAAATTTTGGTTTAGGGACGTGTATAAATTGATTTTAAAAAACTGTTTACGGTTTTTTATGCACACCTGATAATCTGAAAATTTTCGGGCGGGCGTCATTTTCGGAAATATCGCGGGGTTTTTTAGTAGGGCAGTAGGGCGCGATTGTATAAAATCAGGGCGGTTTTTTTTATACTTTGAGCGGTTAGTGAATAAAATTTAAAATGCCCGTATGGGCTTTTAAATACTACTTTTTTATTTACTTGTGTATAAAAGTATATTTATTATTTGATATCCATGAAGATATATTAGAGAATTATAGGGGTATGGCGTAGTGTATGGCGTAGTGTATGGCGTAGGGCTTTGCCGACTTGGAAACGGTTTTATACACATATACTTTTAACCGCGCGTAATAAATTTTAGTTTTACGGCGCGCGCAAAATGTCGCGGGAAGTGATAAAAAACCCGCGATAGGGGTAAAACCGTGAAATAGTGGACGTTTTCCGACAGTAGGGGATAGGGCGCTTGTTTTTTGCCGTGTGCGGTGCGGTGTGCGGTGCAATAGTCTGCTATCAGAGTAGCCTCGCGCCCGCCAATTTTTTATTTTAAAACCCTAAAATACCGCGAAAACGGGTAAAAAACCGTAAAAAACACTAAAAAACGCCTAAAATCGCTAAAAAACCGTGTTTTTTACCGTGCTTGCACCGTTTTGGTGTCCGTGTTATAATCGCACTAGAGTGCGATTACTGAAAACCGCGCGCGGTGCGCCGTGCGGGCGGGGTACTCTCAGCGGTGCGCGTACGGGCAAAATGCGCGCAAAATTTAGGCAAAAAACAGTTTTTTTGAGCCTCCACCCACCGTTTTGGGTGACGTGAAAGAAAACCGACTATTAAGTGAAAATTAACCCTACACAGAAAAAAGCAAAAATAAAAAAAGCCAAAAAAAATTTTTAGTAAAAAATAAACTGTAATAAAATGTATTACATTATTTAACAGTCTTGCAACCGTTGCGATTTCAGCATAAAATCAGACGCATAGGAGAAGAATATGACACCACGATTCACACCTGATGCCCTCTTTTTTACCGTCGAGCAAAAAATAGAAAAAATTCGTGCTACCGAAGAAGAACTCGCGCGTATTTATGACTCTGCTTATCGTGGTCTGAAAGGCGACGCGTTGGCGTTAGCGTCAGGGTTTCACCCTATTGACTTCAACCGACTGTGCCAATTTGACAACCGCGCAACCGACGTGGTCTTATATGCACGCGCTAAAAACGAGGCTGACATTAGCGGTGCGCTAATGAATAATGCCTTGCTAGGCGATACCAAAGCGCAAGTAACGGTACTGACGCATTTACACGACTGGCAACCTGCTAAAACAGAACAAGACACTTCAAACGAAGTACGCATTGTGGTAGAAAATGCGCAACCCGTAAAGAAAATTAACACGCCGACATGGTAACTAAGACCGTAGTTCTGCCTGAACTGCACGACGGACAAATCGACCTATACAATAAAGGTGGGCGCATAAATGTAGTGCGCGCAGGACGACGGTTTGGTAAATCTATTTTTGCGGTGTGGCTATCATGTAAAACTTCGCTTGAAGGCAAACAGGTCGGTATTTTCGCACCTGAGCATAAACAGTTAGCCGAACTGTGGGACAACATACGGGAAATACTAGACCCCGTAATCAAGTCAGCCAACCGTAATGACGGCGCGATAAAAACCATCACCAAAGGGAAAATTGACTTTTGGACGCTCAACGATAATGAACTTGCAGGTCGCGGTAGAAGTTATGACCTTGTAATTATTGACGAGGCGGCGTTTACTAAAAGCCCGCAAATGAAAGACCAAATTTGGTATAAGTCAATTAAACCGACCATGTTGACCACGCGCGGTATTGCGTGGGTGTTCTCTACGCCCAACGGCGTAAACCCCGACAATTTCTTTTACTCAGCCTGCCATGATGACATTATGGGGTTTGAGCAATTTCACGCGCCGTCTTTAGCCAATCCGTATGTACCGCCTGAAGAAATTGAGTTAGAACGCTTACGGCAACACCCGCAAGTATTCCAACAAGAATATTTGGCGGAGTTCATTGACTGGCGTTCAGTCAACTTATTATCTATTGACTGTTTATTGATTAATGAACAACCCGTCGACTACCCTGCTACTTGTGACACCGTGTACGCGGTAGTGGACTCAGCAATGAAGTTTGGTAAACAATATGACGGCACGGCGGTAATCTATGTGTCGTTAAACCGTCTAGCACCACACCTATTGACTATCTTAGACTGGTCAATCATTTCAATAGATGCGGCGATGCTAGAACATTACATCCCGTCCGTCTTTGAGCGACTTGAGGAGTTAGCCGTACAAACTAAAGCGCGCTATGGTGTGACAGGGCTGTTCGTTGAGCCGAAGGGGTCAGGTATTGTGATTTTGCAACACGGCTCGTACAAAAATTGGCAAACAATTGAGATTGAGGAAAAGTTTGTGCAGATTGGTAAAGATGACCGTGCTATGAGTATCGCAGGCTATCATGCCACAGGACGCGTAAAAATTAGTGCTTACGCGTATGATAAAGTGCTACCATTCAAGGGTGCAACGCGTAACCATTTAATTAGCGAAATATCTAACTTTAGACTGGGCGACCCTGATGCAATAAAACGCTCTGATGACTTGGTAGACTGTTATATTTACGCTGTAGCGCTCGGCTGTGGTGGTCGACTAGGCTTTTAGTGTGTGGTATATTGTGTTTTTAGGGGGTAAAAAATGTCACAAATAGGAATTAACGGGTCATCAGCGCTGACTAGCAGTTTACAATCCATTTTAGACGCTACCGAAGTTGAAGTTGGCACGGAAGCGGGCTATGAACTATGCAAGAAATTATGGCTTTTTCTACCCCTGTCTAGCAAAATTGTTGAAAAACCTGTTGTTTTAGCCTTGAGTAAACCGCGTATTGTGACGGTTTCAGCGCACCCAAAAGAAATGTTGATTAAAGCGTTTAACGCAGAATGGCGTGCTTTAGATGCAACAAATTTAATTCGTGACGTGACGTTTATGAAACGAGCCTACGGGGTGTCGGCAATCGTATACGGTGCAGAGAACACACCAACTGACCAACCAATAAGCCCGTGGGAATTACCTTACTTAAATTTGTACTTCAATAAGTTAGACCCGTTAAACTTAGCAGGCTCTGCCGTAACTAACCAAAATCCAAACGCGGTTGATTTTCAACAACCTTTGCAATACATTACCGCGGCAGGTCAAGCGTATCACCCCAGTAGGTCATGCGTAGTGTATGCCAACACGCCCGTCTACTTACAATACCAATCTTCAGGATTTGGCTATACAGGACGTTCAGTATTCCAACGCTCACTCTACCCTATTAAGTCCTACATACAGTCGATGGTGACTGACAATCTAGTGACCTTTAAGGCAGGATTATTAGTTGCCAAAATGAAACAATCAGGTTCAATCGTGAACCGCTTGATGCAAGAGTCGGCTGAGATTAAACGGGCTATCTTGCAACAAGGTGCGACAGGTAACGTACTAAGTATTGGACTTGATGAAGATATTGAAGCAATCGACATGAAGAATACCGATACAGCGATGACCACAGCACGCAATAATATCTTGGCAAATATCGCGGCGGGTGCAGACTGCCCTGCTCAACTACTAAAAGATGAAACTTTTACTTCAGGGTTTTCTGAAGGCGACAACGACGCGATGGCGGTGGCTACTTATATTACTGGTGTGCGTAACGACATGGACAGTTTGTTTGCGTTTTTCGACAAAATTGTGCAACACCGCGCATGGAATAGAGAGTTTTTTGAGGCTATTAAGTCTAAATACCCCGAAGCCTATGAAAAAATGACTTACGAAGAAGCGTTTTACTCATGGCAAGACGCGTTCCATACCGCATGGACGCCAATGATTGAAGAATCTCCAAGTGAAAAGGTAAAAACCGAAGAAGTAAAACTCAAAGGTATGACTGAAATTTTGCGCACCCTACTCCCTGTAATGGACTCCGAAAACAGAGCGCGAGCGATAGAATGGGCGCAAGATAATATCTCGGAAATGCAAGATATGTTTAGCACCACAATGCAACTCGATATTGAAGCCTTAATGGACTACGAACCACCCGAAGGCGTAATCTCCGAAGATAAACTTCCTGCGCCACCAAGATGACCTTTTTTCAAGTTCTCACACTTGCTATTGCGGACATGGTGTCGCATGGCTTTGACGGCGCTTCGCGGGTTGAGCATTGGATATTCGAGATAAAAAAATCCTTAAAAACGCAAGTTTTACCGCCACGCGATTTAGAACAAATGGTGTACCGTGCGTTAACAAACACTTTCGAGCGCACTTTGCGTACCCACAGAGGTCGCCACGCTTTAACGAATAAAGTAATTGTTTCAAAAATGACACCGCAACTGCGTATTGAAATGAACAAACGCATGATGGCTACTATGCAATTATTGCAAGCATCACGCGACGAAACTTTAGCAAAAGTAGTGCGTAATTTTACTGGGTGGGCGACTTCTATACCCGAAGGTGGTACGGCGCAGGCAAAACAACGCGAGGAGAAAGCCCGTATTCGGCGCATCTTAACGCGCATACCTAACCAAGAAAAACGCATTATTTTAGACCAATCGTACAAATTAAAAACGGCGATGGACGACTTAATTGCAAAAGAAAGTGGCGCTATCGCCGCGAAGTGGTATGACAGAGGCGAACACGACATTACCTATGACGCACGAAAATTGCATTTAGACCGTAGCGGTACTATTTTTACTATTCGTAACAGTTGGGCGCATCAACAAGGGTTGATTAAAGCACCAAATGGCTACACCGACGACTTTGAAATGGTCGGCGAATTTCCGTTTTGCCAATGCCATTACGAATATTTTTATCGAATTGAGGACTTACCTGAACAATTTTTAACCGTTACCGCAAAAAATGTCTTAAAATCAAAGAAATTTATGAGGAAATAACGTGCCTGCCATTAGCGAAAAACAACGTCGATTTTTTGAAGCCGTCACCCACAATCCTGCTTTTGCTAAAAAAGTAGGTGTTCCTCAGAGCGTCGGTAAAGAGTTTACTAAAAAAGACTTCCAAGACGAACTAAACGAAATTAAAGAACAAATTTTGGCGTACAAAAATAGTCCGCTAAACGCTGTTGCTACCCCACTTGAAAAACCCGACGACGCTGACCCGTGTTGGGAAGATTATAAACAATTAGGCATGAAGGAAAAAGGCGGTAAAGAAGTTCCTAATTGCGTACCTGAAGAAGATGCCAAAGAAGATAGCGAAGCATGGCAGAATAAAGAAGGTAAGAATAAAAACGGTGGGTTAAACGAAAAAGGTCGCGAGTCCTATAACAAGGCGCACGGCGGTCATTTAAAAGCACCACAAAAAGAAGGCAGTCGACACGAGTCGTTCTGCGCGCGCATGAAGGGCATGAAGTCTAAATTAACTTCGTCTAAAACGGCGAACGACCCAGACTCAAGAATTAACAAATCATTACGCAAATGGCATTGCCATGAAGATGCGCAGATAGAACAAAACCTCTCCTCTAGCCCTATGCCTATTAATAAAGACGCGGGCGTAATGGGTCGGGCATCAGGTATTTTATTTATGACCGACAAAGGCGAGATTTTATTCTTACGTCGCGGTAACGGTAGTGATTACCCTAATCATTGGGCGGTTTGCGGTGGTCATCAAGAAAAAGGCGAAACATTAGAAGAAGGCGCGCGACGCGAGTGTTTTGAAGAAACAGGTATTAAGTACAAAGGCGACTTAGAACTTTTACATGATGACGGTCAGTTTGCTACTTACTTAGCGCGTATCGGCGAAAGATGCGACGTTAAATTAAACTACGAACATACGGGTTACGATTGGGCAGACGCTGAAAACCCACCAATGCCGATGCACCCTAGTTTGTATAACACATTAAAAATTGTGTCTGCGGATACTGAACTAGATGTGGCAGAATTAATTTCAGAAGGTCTTTTGCCAAGCCCACAACCTTACTCCAATATGCACTTGTTAGATATTCGTATCACAGGTACGGGCATGGCATACAGGTCTAGTATTGAAGAACACGTTTGGCGCGACCCTAGTTTGTATTTAAATGACGAATTTTTACGTCGCTGTAATGGTTTGACAGTTATTCGCGACCACCCTGATTCGGCTGTACTAAATAGTAAAGAATTTAAAGACAGAGCAATTGGCTCTATATTACTACCCTACATTAAAGGGGACGAAGTATGGGGTATTGCTAAAATATACGACAACGATGTGATGGAAGAAATTTTAGAAGGCGACATTTCTACCTCACCATCCGTAGCGTTTGACAATAGTGCGCAAAATGTTACACTTACTACAGAACAAGGTGAGCCACTATTAATTGAGGGCAAACCTTTTCTGTTAGACCACATTGCCATAGTCACTAAAGATAGAGGTGGCAAAGGAGTGTGGGATAAGGGGGGCGATGCACAAGGTGTTTTACTTAACAACAAAGAGGAATTTAAAATGGATGCTAGCAAAATTGCACCTGTGGCAGACGCTTCAGGAGATAAATTAGATGCTATTCTTAATGCCATTACTGGACTAGCCGTTAGAGTCGACGCAATGGAAAAGAATATGCCTGCTGAACCTTTAATGAAGGCGGCGGATAAAAAACGTAAAGATGATGACGACATGAAAATGTCGAAAAAAGATGACGACGACGACATGAGAAAAGATGACGACGACGAGGAAGATGTTCCGCCATTCATTAAGAAAAAAATGAAAAAAGATGACGACATGATGGACGATGAAAAATGCGACGATGACGACATGAAAAAAGACGCTGTTTCTCGTTCAGATAAAAAACGTAAAGACGCACACGGCGTAGCCGAAAAGCCATCAGGCGAAATGCGTTTTGATGAAGAAGAAGAAGAAGAAGAAGAAGCCGAAAAGAAAAAAGAAGCAAAAATGGACGAAAATGACGAAAAAGCCATGAAAAAAGATGAAGAAATGGCTCGTATGGCAGATGCGCAAGCCAAAGCCGACTCTGTTTATTCCGCTTTTGGTAAATCGGCTACACGTCCTTTAGACGGCGAAAAACATACTGCTTATCGTAAGCGTTTGTTAAGAGGACTTCAGTCTTATTCTGACGCCTATAAAGATGTCAATTTACTTGCTATCAAAGACGCAAAACTTTTAGACATCGCTGAAAAACAAATTATGGCTGACGCTTTACAATCTGCTAAGTTTGCTATGCACATTCCTAAAGGTTCTTTGTATGAAGTAAAGAAACAGGATGCTTCAGGTCGTACAATCACCTCTTATAAAGGACACATTTCTGCGTTCTTAGATGAGTTTAAACTTGAACCAATGAGAGCAAAAAAATGGTTCACTAACAACGTCGAAAGGAACTAAGCCATGAGCAATATTTCTATCAACCCAATGTTGACAACAAACGCAAAAGGTTTGTTCAATGTTAACTCAGCAGGATTTACACAGGGCGATGCTTTAGACGACCCTGCGCTTAAGTTCCAATTGGCAAGTGGTTTTATTAAGTCAACTGAAACATTACCAATGTGGGGCGGTCTGCCAATTTCAGAAGGTATTGTTTTATCTACCGCAACGCCTTCATCAGGTGTATTGAACGGTGGTATTGCAAGAGCGACAACTGTTGCAAACAGCACAGGTATTTGCGTATTCAATCAAGCCTTTCAAGGTATCACAACTCCACAGTCTACTGCACCACAGTTTACAAGTGGCATGACTGTTAACTTCTACAGACTTGGTTCAAGAGCAAGAATCCCAATGCGCGTGAACCCTGCTTTAGTAAGTTTAGACGGCAGTTTAGTTACCACCGACGTTTCTTACGATTTTACTAACAACTGGATTACTGCTTATATAAGCGGTACTAACTCAGTTTTCCCAGTTGACGTTTTAAAAATCAGTACGGTTGGTAACAAAACAATCAGTTACGACTCTACTACAGGGTTTGTTAACTGGGTTTATAACGAATATGTAGCACTTGTGCAAATTTAAGGGGAATATATTATGTCAGGTTTCGCACCATCATACGTCACAGTAAACCCACATCACATGATGCCTGAATTAATCATGCAGTATTCTCTTGCGTCAGGTGCTTTTAGTACCTTAGCAACAGAAAACCCAATGGTTCGTTTAGGTGAAGGTGATTTGTATGTTTACGCTAAAAAAATTCAGTTAACCACACAGGTTTCTGCTAATCAATCAACTGCTAATTTGTTGCCAAGTGCTTCAATTATTCCTAGTATGATTTCAACTCCAACATACAGATTGCAAACACGCTCTCAGTATGACGGCTTTGACGAAGCGGCGACTTCTAACTGGAATTATTCTTTACCACAAGCAATGCGACTCGCGGCGCGTCAAGGTATTGCCCAACAATTACGCAATTCTTTATTGTTCGGTTACAACCCTGCAAACGGTGAAGGCTTACTAAACACTAACGGCGCAACTACCCAAGTTTTACCTGCTGACACCAATGGTGCAGTCGGTTATCAAAACTGGGATAGCGGTCAGTTGGCACAGTATATGCTCAACATGATTGCGCAGTTAAAGCAACGTACTTATCAAGTAGGTACACCATTACGTTTCGTGTTCTTAGCACCGCAACAGTTTATTACCCAAATTACTTATTCAGGTGTTGTTCAGTTAACACAATTCCAAAGAATCGGTGCAGGGGTACAGACCGCGGCAGGTGTTGTTGAAACTGTCGCTGAGTGGGCAGGCGGCGATGATGTATCTTTCGCTGTGGACGATACACTTATTGGCGCGGGTGCAGGTGGCTCAGATGCAATTATTTTAATTGCACCTGAATTGAAAGTAATGAACGTAAACAACACGCTCAATACCAACATTTTTGCTACATTAACACCAAACCAAACTGCAACTTCTGTGATGTTGACAGACGTCGCCGCACCTACTGAAATCCCAACGCCAATCGCTGACGGTGGAATTACTACTCTGTATACAATGCGTTCTACTTCAGGTTGGACACTCAGACCTGAAGCATTAACAATTTTGTCTGCTGTAGCAAGTTAATGTTTGAAAAATAAAAAGCCCGCTTCGGTGGGCTTTTTTTATGCTATGATTTAATCACCCAAGTGAAGATGGGTAAATGTTTTTCAATGGGTGGCTCTGCCATTAAATTGGAACTTCACCTTTGTCACCCGCCCCTAAAGGGAGTAATGATGACTAAATTGTATATCGCCAATTGCACTAAACAAGAGGCTTTTTTTGAGTATTCAGTTCCTGAGAACCCAAAAAGATTTGCTAGACCTATCCGCGCAGGCAGTCAAGTAGAGATAGAAAGTACACCTGATGTTTTAAACTATATTATTGGACAACATGAACGATACGGATTCACCGAAGTTTCAAAGATTAGTAAAGGTTTTAGCGGTTTATGCTATCGCTTTGACAAGCCTATCAGTATTAATGCTATTGAAGCAGGTCTAAGTCAAAACGAGCAAGATATGATTGACCGTGCTTTAGAAGCGCGAAAGATTCAAGCCGTTGTTTCAGATGCTCAACTTAACCGAGTAGCGCAAGAAGGCGGGTTACGCCAAAAAGCCAATTTGGAAGTAGAAGTTGTTGAAGAAAAACGCAATTTCGCAGATAATGAAGATAAGTTTGAGCAAACGATTACTGTTCAAAAAGAAGGCATTGAACCTAAACCGAGAAGTAGAAGAAAAGCATGAGCGTATTGCCCACAATACCAACACTCGCAGGATACATACAATTTTGTAGAGAAGTTGTGGGCATACCCGTTACTGTTTTACCCGACGACAGCATACAATTTCCCATATCGTACGAAACTTCTTTAGAGTGGATACCTTTAAGTTATCTCACGGCTATGTCACCTAAAATGGCAGTTTTGTGTACTTACAATTGGGGCGCGTCGGTTTTAATTAATTGGGCGCAAGATAATATTAATGCTGAACCACCCGCTAATCGTTTCTTTGCAACAGCACGGTCAAGTTACGGCATTAACAATTTCGTCGCGGGCGTCATTGAAGAAGCGCACGACCAAAATACTGGTGAAATGATTGCCGTACCTGACAGCCTTAAAAATTTATCTTTAGTAGATTTGCAACGGTTAAAAGACCCTTTTGGTAGAACTGCATTAAGTATCATGCAAAGTATCGGTACAAATTGGGGATTGACATAATGCACATAGAAATTGGCGTTCACCACACAAAAGAGCCTTACAGTAAGTTGTACACTACCGATTTGGCAAATATTTTAGAATCTAAATACGGTTTATTTTCTAATTTTTCGACTATGTACAGAGGTGACATTACCGAAGCCTTAGCCGATTCTTTAGCACAGGCTACCGAAAATGTTTTTACTTTTAAAAGTTTATTTAGTAAAAAAAAATCTGACCCGTATGCTCAAGGATTAAAAACCATAGAAAATCTTTTTAAAGAATATATTGACAACGAATGGTTGGCAGGAATGGCTAGTGGCGTACCTACTTTTGATGCGCTACACGGATTCTCCCGCGCGTCTAATCGGTATTCGTATGTCAGACGCCCATCTTTTAAAGATACAAGCACCTTGCGCAATAATATTAAAGTGACTTTAGAGCAGGATGATATTGAATGACTAGCATCGCCGAATCTACGTTAGGAAAAACTTCGTTAGGTTCTGCGATGGAAGCGGGCGTTAATACCATATCGGGTACACAAACATTAACTTTTGATTTGTATGTGCGAAAAGTAAGCCCTACCGACGGTACGGTGTACTGGGTTAACGCCACGTTATTAAATAGTTTAGCAGGCACTTACAATACGGACGATTACAATACTGACCCTTATAATCAAGGTGCGTATAAAATTGCTGACATTCCGTTAAGTATTGATGTGCAAGGCTCTTTGCATTTGACCTCTCAACTACATCAATTAGAAGATAGAACGGTTGCTTACATTAAAGCCATTTTTACTTCTTTACAATTCATACAATCTTTCACTATAACAAACCCTCAGCAAATGTACATTTGTTCGTACCCGTCGGAAGAAGGCGGTGTTTTGCGGTTTGGTTTTAGTGAACGTATGCCTTTCTATCAACAATCGGGCGTATGGCACTACATGGGCGATACGCTATATGCTCAAATGAGTACGCAGATAATAGACTCGTTAGCCGATTTTGATTTGGCAACACAAACTGTTTCCAATAGTTTGCCTATTTGGTTAGCCTTAAAACAACCTATTGCTATTTATCCTAGTTTTTTAGTGCCTCAGAATTTAAGACCACCCTTTATTGTGGCTCATGTAGACCCCGCACAAACCGTAGCATTAGCACAAACCACTTTTATTAATTCGATATCTAGTAGTTATCAATTGACCAAAGACACGGTGCGAATAAGTATGTTTGGGCTAAATAACAATCAGGCTATTGACTTTATGAACTATGTGTTTCAATATACATTAGATACCGAAATAATGGGCTTAATGAATATGCCAATTATTCAAGACCAAAAATTAACGCAACCTGAATATAATGTCATAGCGAAGAAAAAAGAAGCCGTTTTTGAGGTAAACTACTATCAAAGCAGGGTGCAAGATATTTCTAGGCAATTAATTTTACAAGCATTTATTACGGCAACACCAACGGATTTACCAACTTAGGAGAATAAATTATGGCAATCGGAACACCAATACTCCCTTCTACATTAGGCGCGGTCATTGTAGCAGAGGCATCAAATACTGTTTTAAATATTACGGCTAAAACTTTAGTTAAAGCATCAGGCGGTAGAGCAATGCGTGTTTCTGTTGTTGTTGCAGGTAGTGCTGTTGGTGCAGTTTATGACCAAACATCATTAACTGTTGATACAACAAAAACTATTTTTTCAATTCCTGCCGCGTTGGGTAATTATGTTATTAACTTCCCTTGCAAAACTGGTATTTTAGTAGTGCCACCAACAGGCGGAACTGTCGCTGTATCATTTTGCTAATTAGGAGATTGCTATGACAATCAATATCGTAACGGTCAATGTTACACAAAATATAGCACCTACCCCAAATCAGTTGCAACGCACGGGCGCGTTTGTTTCTCAAGGTGCAACAAACTTGCCAACAGGCACGTCAGCCCTTTTGTATCAAGCATCGGATTTAACTGCGATATTGGGAAGTGCAATTACTATTACCAACTTAACATGGTCGGCAGGTAAAGCAACTGTTACGTTAAATGCACCTCATGGCATCATTATTGGCGATTCTATTTTAGGAATTGTTTCGGGGATGACTCCTACTGGCTACAACGGCGTTTGGACAATTACTGCAACAGGTGCAAATACATTCCAGTACACAGTCGCTAACTTTGGTGTAGCAACAGTTTTTGGTGCTTATACAGAAGAAGATACGCAAGAGTTAATTGCAATGGTAACAACTTACTTTGCTCAAGGCTCACAAAATGCGGTATACGTTCTTGAATTAGGAACTGGAACACCTGCTGAAGGTGTTGTGGCACTTAACACTTACATTAATGACCCTGCAATTCAATTTTATGGCTATGTTCTCCCTTACACATGGGCGACAGAAACAACAGCAGTTACTTTAGCAAGAAATCATTCTTCTACTACTGGGCTTATGTATTTTTGGGTGTCCGTAACAGGTACACAATATACAATTTGGTCAGGTGTTAAATCAGCAGTTTTGATGTATTACGACCCTTTAACGACACCTGCAACAGAGTTTGCTATCTGCTCAATGTTTTGGGTAGCGATGAATTACAACCCAAGCAATACCAATAAAGTAACACCAATGGCATTTAGTTATGTCGTAGGCGTGACAGCACCAGTTTTAACCAAAGCAAAACAACAGACTTTAAAAACCAATAATGTAAACTACATTGGTACGGGCGCAGAAGGTGGTATTTCTAACAAAATTATTCTGTGGGGAACAACGGCTGATGGTAGAGATTATACATATTGGTATAGCGTTGATTGGGTTCAAATTAACATTAATATTAATTTGTCTAACGCTATTATTAATGGTTCTAATAATCCTATAAATCCTTTGTACTATAACCAAGATGGTATCAATAGACTGCAAACTGTAGCACAAGGCACTATGAATTCAGGCATTAGTTACGGTTTAGTTTTAGCGCCCGCAACTGTTCAAGCCGTACCGTTTGTGACGTATGTTCAGACTAACCCAAGTGACTACCCTATTGGTAAGTATGCGGGTCTATCAGTAACCTACACACCTAATCGTGGTTTCGTTGAAATTATCTTTAATGTCAATGTAACCGACTTCATTCAAGCATAAGGGGAATATAAATGCCTAATCCATTAGTACCTCAAGGCACGATTAACCGACTACGGGGGTCGGTTGTTTATACAGACAATCAAACATTAAACATCACCGCCGCGTATCTCGCGCGCGAAGCCATCAGCATTGCTTTTGAGGGCGACGCAGGTATTTTGTTACCTACTTTAACAGGTGGTGTGACAAGCCCTGAGCCGTACCAAATGGCAAACGTGGTGATTCATATGCTGAAGTCGCAGTCGTTGGCTAACGTCTACAAAACGCAATTTGAAACTAACACCAACGTAGGCGACGTGCGTATTATTACCGACGCCTCAACGCTTGGCGATTATCAGTTGAATAATTGTATTTTAAAAGGCGTGTCTGATTTAGCCTTTGACGGTTCAACAGCATTGTTTCAAGTAACATTGTCAGGAATTTATTATGTAAACAGTAGCCTTTGGTCGGCTATTTAATTTTAACTAAGGACGCAAAGTGAAGATTGCAAAAAACTTAAATCTTGTTGTACCTATCGGCGACGAAGATAACCGAATGTATGTTCATTCAACGCCAATTTCACGAGTGGTGTTTGAAGAATATTTTTTGGTTATCTCTAAAACCTTTACCGCTATTTTTTCTGAAGGCTTAGGCGCTATTACGGGGTCGCGTATTGCCAGTTTAATGTTGCGTCAAGTTGCGCAAGAAATAGGGCAATGGGAAAAAGTACAAAAAGGTTTGCTAAACGAAATTAACCGTTTAACAAACGTCGTGATGCTTGGCGATAATGGTTGGACTTCGTTACCTTTACAGCATCTTTTAGATAAAAAAATGTTGAGCGAAGATGATATTTTTGACATTCAGGGGGAATTAATTTTTTTTACCTGCGTACATTCGGTCAACAAACGAAATCAGATAGAGGAGATGATGAACGCGGCGAATGGTCTTTGGGGGTCGTCAGTCACATCATTAACCTGTACGGAATATCTAACTTCATTACCGACATCGACAGAGGTAGAGAATACTGGCGCGACGGCGACCACCTTATCAGTTCCGTCTTAGACTATGCAATGGGCGACGGTTTTGCTAAGTTGTTCGAGGACGTCGATGTAGACTATAAATCGTGCGCGTTGGAATTTAGGCAACGGTATATTTTAAACGCACTTAAAAGGACTTTTTAAATGGCAAATGCAATTATTAATGTCGACGTTAATGACTCGCAATTTAAAACGCTTCTTACTAACGCCGAAAAGTACAAGAAAGCCGTCGAATCTTCTAACAAAGCGTGGAAAACTGCGTCGCGTTCAGCGTCGCAGTTAAACACACAGATTAAATACCAAGCCAACTTATATAAACAAGTTTTTGCAGGCATGGCTAAATATGTAGCCAACGACGTAAAATCGTTGGTTAACAATCAAAAACGTAACAATCTTATCAAACACCAAATTAATATCCACAAACAAGTGCTTGTGGGTATGGGTAAATATATTGCTTACGATATGAAAGCCTTAGCAAATGGTGTGCGCCGTAATGTTCAATTAGGAAAGACACTTGACTATATGCGTCGTATTGCGGTGTATGCAGGCGGGGGAATAGGACGCGTTGGGCGATTTATTGGCGGTGGCGGTGGAGGCGGTGGCGGTGGGCTAGGTGGCGCTATGGGTAGCGGTTTTATTCTTCTCT